ATGCCAGGTGGTAAAGCAGCAGTGTATCTACCATCCGTTACAGTGCAACTCGCTAGAAAATTGGTGAAAGATGCTGATAATAAGCAAGTAACTGATAAATTGGCAGCTTCGCAGAAGAACTACTCTGGTGTTGTTATCCGCGCCTTGACAGTTAAGAATCGCTTTATCAAGCAATACCTTGAAGGTGAATTCTATTTGTCATTCAGTAAAGGTCTGGACAAGTATTATGGGCTACTTGATATCATGAAAGGCATGGGAGTAGTTGATAATTCAGGTTCTTCTTACACCGATTGGACTGGGGAGAAACTTGGATACTACAAAGTCTGGAGTAAAGACGTTGACCTTTGGGAAAATAAATTACTCCCAGAACTTGAGAAGCGCATCAAAGAGCATTGGGCTTATGGTTCATCTCCTGATGATGATAATCTGGTTGAATTGGAAGAAGTTGATAGTGATACGGACGAATGATCGAAGATATCATTAAAACAGGTAAAAAATATCAAGTGATCTATGCTGATCCTCCTTGGTCATATTATAACGACATGTCGGTTACACCCGAACATGTCGGTAAAAATGTGTTGATCAATCCCCCATACCCTGTTTTATCATCCAAGGATATTAAAAGTATTCCTGTTGCAGAGATAGCAGATGAACATTGTTTATTATTCCTTTGGACAACTGATTATCATTTAAAAAAAGCTATTGAAGTTATTGATTCTTGGGGTTTTGAATATAAAACAGTGGGATTTGCTTGGCAGAAACTTAATAAAAAAAATCAACCAGTCGTTTCAACTGGAGGAGCATACACCATGAAGAGTGGTATTGAGTTATGTCTATTGGCAACTAAAGGAAGATGTCCAACATTAGTCAAAAAACGTAACGTTAGATCATTTTTAAGTTCACAAAGACAACATCACTCTAAAAAACCAGATGAAGTTAGAGAAAGAATTGATGATATGTTAAAAGAAAATCTCAACAAAATTGAATTATTCGCTAGAGATAAATTTGATGGTTGGGATTGTTGGGGTAATGAAGTTTATGCAGATCGAAAAAGGAATACATTTGTTTCATGGTGATTGTCTGGAGGTATTGAAAAAAATTCCAGACAATTCAGTCGATTTAGTGTTATCTGATCCACCATACGAGCAAAATGCTAGGTTGGAGTGGGATAAAATTATAAATTTTGATAAATTATGGGTAGAATTGAATAGGATTATTAAAAATAAAACACCTATCGTTTTGATGGGCAACCAACCATTTACAACCGATTTAATTAATTCAAAAAGAGATTGGTTCCGTTATGAATGGGTATGGGATAAACATATCCCAAGAGGAATGCATCAAGCCAAATATCAACCCATGAGAAAACATGAAAACATTATAGTGTTTTCGAGAGAATATCCCATGAATTATTATCCAATAATGGAAGAACGCGACAAACCAATTAGGAGAAAGAATTATAATAAGAATTCAAAGGGTATTGATGGTAATTATAAAGAAGATCAAACTAATAAATGGTTCACTTATACCCACAAAAATCCTAATACCATCATTACAGATTGTTGGGAAAAAAATAAAGGTAAAATACACCCAACTCAAAAACCAGTATCTTTAATGAAATATCTAATTCAAACTTATACCAAAGAAAATGATATAGTATTAGATTTTTGCTTTGGTTCTAACTCTACAGGAGTAGCCGCGAAAGAGTTGGGTAGACGATATATTGGGATTGAAAAGGAAGAAAAATACTTTAATATTGGTAAAGATAGATTAATGACCATTTAACCATAACCAATGCGCGTAATTTTTCGGTTTTTTGAAACCACGATCTTTAAACTCACCTTTATTATTGGTGAGTTTATCTTTTTGAATTTGTTCAGAAAAATAATTCATTATGTAACTTTCGTTTATACCACTTTTCAATGCTGCAATTTCTTCCTCTAAGCGATCAATTTCATCATAATCAGGATCATCGGAATTCTTCAATTCTTTCAATTGTTTTACGAGTTCTTTTATTTCATTTGAAGAATTATCAGTTTTTTGATTATTTTTTTCAGCTTTTTTATTTTTATCGAATTGTGCTTTCATCATTGATCCACTCTTTTTACTGAATATTTCCGCTCTACGAGCAATTTCTTTTCTTGAAAGTCTATACCATGTTTTAAATATCTCTTTCTTTTCAGGAGTATCCAACACTTCATCTAAAACCGCATCTTCATATCCATCGTACAAATTTGATTCGTTTTCCATATTTTCAGATACATCATCTTTAGCCTTTTTAATAATATAATCACCAAAAGCTTTTATATCATTACCATATGACGCTGTTTTATCGGAAAATGCTTCCTTGGTGGTTCCTTCTTTATTAGAAGCGAAGGCTACCAATTCATCCATAATGTCATCAGATAATTGTTTATTTGTAGCTAATATTTGTTCTACTTTATCATGTGGTTTGGTTTTACCAGAACGCAGCATTTTAATACGCTTCAATTCGTCCAAGATATTTTCAGCAAACTCTTTTTCTGGCGAATGTTTAGCAGATAATGATATTTCACCTTTTTTAAGAGAAGCGTTTAGTTTTCTTATTTGAGCTAAAAGAGGAGCAGCTTGACTGTAGATATTATCTCGATCTTCTCTAGAAAAACCAGTTCGTTCTTTGAGCCTTTCATTTGCAATTAAAGCAGCATGGGATGTTTTAGGAATTCTTCTACCCATACTGGATTTTTTCTCGACTTTCTTTTCGTTTCCGCTCAATAATTCTTTAATTTGAAATTCGTCAAGCCATTCAACTCCATCCAGACTGAATCCTCTTGGTTTACTCTTGATGTATTGGGAATCTTCAGGTGAAATTTCTGTTCTATTTTTTAGAAATAAATTCAATCTCTGTTTAGCCACATCATTCTGATTTTTATAAAACTTTTCCCCTTTTTTCAGAATATATTCAATTTCTTCTGGTGTATAAACTTCGTCATCACTGATTATCGATTTTTTAGTTCCTTGATCCGATGGTGCATCTAAGTATTCGAGGATATTATTTTTATCTAAAAATTTATTTTTTATTTCAGGTGATAAGATTTCATCTTCATGTTTTTTAACAATTGTGAAAAGGGCATATTCTTTTTCTTTTTGTGTTGACCAAGACCATTTACCCATATCCATCCACTTATTGAATCCGTCTGTAAAAGATTCTCTTCTTTGACCAGGTGCAACTTTACAAACTTTTTTAGTGTATTCTGAAAAATTAGACTCATATTTGAATATATCTAATAAATTCATCATCAAATATTCGATTGTTTTTTCTCTTAAATGACCAGGTGACGTTACACCACCATCTTTTTTTATTTTTCCACTGACTTCTTTATAAAATTCGCTAAATTTAGGAAAATATGTTTTCCAAACGCTGGTTCTCTCTTCATTTATTAGATGAACTTTTTCTACCAAATAATCAAATCCGTAATTTCTCATACTCTTATTTAGTGGAAATAACTAAATAAAATAATGATTCCCTTTTCTCAATTCTTTCTAATCAAAGAAGCTTTCGATACTGTATCAGAATTTATGTTAAATCCTGAGCATTCCGATAAAACATACTCCTATCATAATATTAAATAAAATTATATGGAATTTGATAAAGAATATCGTAGATTAATAATGGAGTTCTCCGAAGGAGCAATTCGTAAGATCGTGCAAAAATTCCAAAACGATGCTTCAGAACAGGAAATCCGTAGGGAAGTTCAGGATTTTGAGAAATATAAACAATCTTTACAAAAGAAAGACCCATTCCAATACAAATCATGGATAGAGTTCACAGAGGCTATCCATGCTGCCAAGGGTAAATCAGAATTTAAGAAAAAGAAAGCACCTACTAAAGATGTAGTCGCTAATCAAGAGGATATTATCGCTGATGATGAGAACGTGACAATCTATCGTGGAGATTCTCAGGATAAATGTGTAATGTATGGAAAAGGATACACATTCTGTATTTCTAGACCAGGTGCTGGAAATTTATATTCGATGTATAGATTAAACGATAATTCCACTTTCTATTTCATATTTTTTAAGAAAAAATCAAAGTCTGAAAAAGATCACATTATGGTCTTAGATCATACTAGCAGTGGATATCAATGGACTTTTGCCGATAATGACACTCAACCAGTTGAGGGTGGTTGGGATGCAATAGTTAGTGAATATCCAGAATTAAAGAAATATAAAAAAATATTGGTTAATAAAGAATTAGATGATGTTGAAAAGGGATTTTTAGAGAGAAAGAGAGAATTTAAACGACAATTACCTGCTTACACTAACGACCCGAATGTAGATTTGGAAAAGGCTGTGGTTTTGTGGAATAATTTTTCCCATAAAGAAAAAGCAGCAGTTTTAACGAGTTATTATCGAGATACTTTACATGATGTAATTTGGAAACAACTGGATAGTAGTCTTAGGAATGAGTATATAAACATGATACCTGATTTATCCCCCTATCAAATGGATAATTTAACTCCGAAAGAAGTTGCTAGGTATAAAAAATTGAGAGATACGTTATTCGATGATGAATATCCCGATCAATATCCAGAATTTGAAGCAAATAAACTTGATGATATCGAAAATGTCTTAAAACATCCGTATTTTGCTATGACATATGCGATGTCTTGGAATAATGATTGGGATAGTATTCCTGATGAAGTGTTTGAATTGTTGGCGGACTACCCTGATTTTTCTTTGGAATATGCTGAATGGGTTGCTAAGGAAGTTCCTAATACGTTCATACCAGCAGATATCTATGAATCAATAATGGATTCTGGTGTGTTTGAAGACATGTCCGATGAATTGAGAGAATATTTTAGAAAAAATTGGGGAAAAGATACTTTCTCAGAATCCTTCCAATTTGATAAAGAATATCAAAAATTGATGGAAGCATACCAGAAAGATTTGACAAAATTCCACCGATTCTTTCAAGAATTGGCTCGATATCAATCAAATCATTACGGGACGTACAACTCTTCCGTTTTAAGAGATGAATATCTTAAATTACCTGAAGATTTTCGTAAAATGATGAGATTACCCAAATCTCAATATAAAAATTGCTTTAGAGGTGATGACGGTAAGACTCAAAAAGCAGTAAGTTCTTTTGTATGTAATCCTAATGTTGAAAAAGCGAGGAGAAATGCTTCTTTTTATGGTGTTAATGTTTTTTCTTTATTAAAAGATGTCTATTCTTTATCTGATACGATGGTGGTTGATTTTAAAAGGTTGGCTAAATATTTTGGTAAAAAAATTGCTTATAAAATAATGGATGAATACGGCATTGGTGATGATGAGAATGAGGTATTAGTGTTCGATATTGTTTTTAAATAGTGGACAGAATTTGATAAAGAATATCAAAGGCTTCTTAAAGATTTGACATTACCTAAAGATGTGTTAAGGTATTCCCATGCCAAATCCTAATGTTTCTTCTAATATCGCCATTTTCACGGCAACCAAACGCAATGATTGGCAATTTCCCTTGACTAAAACTGCGATAGAATTCGATCTGGATGATTTCATGCACACCAGATTGAATAACACTCAAGGACTTCCCAAGGTCTATAATGAATGTCTTGACCTAGCGATCAAAGAGAAATTTGATTACGTAATGTTCATTCACGATGATGTTCATCTGGAACATGACCCTCGCCCAAAGCTGGAGAAGCTATTCCAAGAATACGATATTGTCGGTGTGGCGGGATGTTCCAAGGCTGAAATCAAGTCTCCTGCACTCTGGCATCTGATGGGTGGAGGATTTGGTGGTGGCAATCTACATGGCGCGGTGGCTCATGGTAACGCTGATAAGAAGCATATGACGAGCTTTGGTGTATATCCCCATCGTGTGGTGATGATCGATGGTGTTTTCATGGCATTTAATCGAAAGGCGATTGAGACGGTGAGATTTGATGAGGATTGTCCATCAGGCTTTCATTTTTACGATCTTTGCATGTGTGCTAGAGCTTTAGAAAAAGGCTTGAAAATCGGTGTTGGTGATGTTATGATTACTCACGAATCACCAGGACTGAGAGAATTTACGGAGGACTGGAAATCTGGTGAGTCTTATTATCTCTCCAAATATGGAAACGCATGAGTGAAATTGATTTTGATTATTTTGAAAAGGTTCTGGTAAAGAATGCAATTACGAATGGAGCTTACTTAGCTTCCATCGCTGATTACGTTCAACCGAAGTATTTCACCGATAAGAATATTGCCAAGTATTTTGAGATTGTTGCGGATTTCTACGAGAAACGGCAATCTCTCCCCACATTTTCAGAGGTAAAGACCTATCTCACCACCGATGAACTCAAATCCAACTTCAAAAAGCTGATTGAGTCATTTAAGGAGATAGATTCCAACCACAATCAGGACGAATTATATGAGAATACTGAGAGATTCCTCAAAGAAAGAGGAATGTATCACTCCATTTTGGAATCCGCAGAGGCAATTTCCGAAGGAGAAGCTAATACTGCTGAGATCGTAGAGAAATTTGAGAAAATTGCTGGTATCAACCTCAATGTTGATAAGGGAATTGAGCTTTACGGGGATATTGAGAAGGTCATTGACGACATTTTGAGCGATGAAGCTACCATTTCCTCCAAGTGGCCATGGTTGGATGAGGCTCTAGGAGGCGGATTTCAAGAAGCTGGTAAGGCTCTGTATGTGTTTGCTGGTCAATCCAACATTGGTAAGAGTATTTTCCTCGGCAATGCGGCTGCAAACATTGCATCACAGGGTAAACATGTGCTTGTAGTGACTTTGGAAATGTCGGAAACGCTCTATGCAAAGAGAATCGCGTCCAATGTGACGAAGATTCCTATGAAGGAGTTCCGTAATTGTATTCCTACCCTCAGACATGCTCTAGAACAGGAACATAAGAACACTGATGGTCGCATTTACATCAAAGAATTCCCACCATCTACGATTACACCCAAGCAATTGGGAGCTTTCATTAAGAAAATGAAGGATTCTGGTATCAGAATTGATGCTGTTGTTCTTGATTATATCACTTTGATGACCGCTGCTGGTAGTAACAGCTATGAAAAAGGTAAAAACATCTGCGAACAGGTTCGGGCGTTGTCTTATGTCTATAAATGCCCCATAATTAGCGCATGTCAGCTAAATCGATCTGCTGTAGGACAGAATAATCCTAATATGTCAGGTGTTGCTGAGTCTTTGGCGATTGTTATGACTGCTGACGTTATTACATCCATCTTCCAGAATGAAGAAGATCAGGAATTGGGTGTGATTCGACTCGGTATGATGAAAAATCGCTTTGGAATGCGGGGAATGACGCAAGCCATGAGAATTGATTACTCCACGCTCACTGTTTATCAATCGGAAGATGATGAAGAAGAGTTGATGAATGATGATGAACTTTCATTATTAGAGAAATTAAGTGATTGACATAATCGATTGATACTGTAGTGTAATACACAATATGAACACTAATGATGATTATAAATTTAGAATTTGGTTTTATGACCAGAAAAAATTTGAGTATGGTGGTTTTGAATATTTTAAAAAATGTTCATTTCCTTTATATTGGTGTAAAATTCAACAATACACTGGACTAAAAGATTCCAAAGGGAAAGACATATACGAGGGTGATATTATAGAATATACAAATGGTGGTTTTAAATGGGTCAAAAATATATATTTCCATTCAGGATCATTTAATCTTAATGGTCATCCTTTAAGAAGTTATAACGAAACTCATATCAACATCATTGGTAACATATTCGAAAATCCAGAATTAAATGAAAATTAAAGGTAAAATCGCATTACAAAACTTGGGATCGCCTAATAAAAATGGTAGAATCTATTCTGAAGATCTTATAAAAGAAGCCATATTAAATTGTGATTATTTAAAAAATAAAAGGTTGTTTATAACTCGTAATGCCCCCCAATCTGTTGAAGTTGATTTAGCGGATGTTGTGGGGGTGATTGATGACCTCTACATTAAAGACAATAATTTGATTGCGGATGTTTCTTTTATAGTAGAAGATAAAAATTTGGAATATTACGACATTAGACCAAATGGTATTGGTAATGTTGATGAAAATGGTGTTGTATCCAACTATGAATTTATATCGTTTTCGTTGACAAACGATCCTGCTTAAATGAATACTCTTGACAAATTTATAGAAATTGGTAATTATAACATGCAGAAAATTTTCGCATGGGTTAATTCTGATTTGGATGGTATTGGTTCTACCGTCCTCTTGGGTAATTTATTTAAAAATTTCGAGTATCGTCACTGCTTTTTTGGTAAATTTGAGGAGCAATACCTACCTTGGGTTAAAGAAAATGCAGAAGATTACGATAAAATCTTCGTAGTTGGTATGGTTCTTGATCAAAATCTGGTAAAAAAGATTGACGATCACCGTGTTGTGTTCATTTCAGACCGTCCTGATGACTTCAAAACATGGGATTCCACCAAAATTCAGGAAGAATGCTCATCCTGCACCAAACTTTTATATAAAAAGTTCAAAGAAAAGGTGGAATTTACTAAGAATTTGAAAAAATTCTTTCTTTACGTGGATGATTACAACTCCTACAACCTAAAACACGAGGAAACCAAGTATTTGAATGCTCTTTATCGTAAATCGGGAGGAAATCGTTTCATTAATTTTGTAAATCGCTTCTGGAACGGGTTCGACGGTTTCACCACTGCGGAAGTTAAGCTTGCGGAAGGATTTTTTAAAGAATTAGAGAAGGAATTAGAAGAAATCACGCTATATTCAGGTGAATGGGAAAAATTCAAGGTCATTTCCACCATTTCCAAGTTCTCTGTGAACGAATTATCTCATTCCATCATGGAAAATTATCCAGCAGATGTGGTGATTGTGATGAATCCAGACACTCAATTCGTTTCCTTTAGAAAATACAAAGGTTCGGAGGTTGACATTGCTAAAATGGCTGCTAATCTGTGTGACGGTGGTGGTGGCGAATGGGCATCAGGAGGTAAAATCACCAAGGAATTTTTGAAATTTAGTGAAACACTTACGGAGATATAATGAAATTATACGAAATCCAACATATCAATCAGGATCACAATCCCAATAAACAGATGGGAGAGGAATTAAGATTTGTTTCTCAAGTATCTAATATTTCTGAAAAATTTTATCCAGCAGAGAAACAACCCAAAGATTACGATCATGTGCGTAGATTGACACACATGTTATTTTTAGCGTGGAATGATAGTAACCCCTTGGAAGGAACTGTTTATCTTGGAGAATTTTATAATCCAGAATCGGAAGATGAAAAATTTTATAGATTTTTTGAGGAATTTAATAAATTTCCTATTAATGAGACACAGAAATCTATGTATCACCGTATTAAAAAAGGGTGGCATACTATTGGTGGAAGAAGATGTGGTGCTACCACATTACTATTGACAATCGCAGCATATGAAGCAGCGATTAATGATAAATTCGTGGTTTATTTAGCACATACTGAATATACAGCTACTCTATATAATATAGAATTTCACAATAAAATGTATCACACACAATTTGTATTCAACCTAAAAAAAGTTCAATTTAGAACATGTATGACTGACATGAATATTTTTAGAGGACATTCTAATGTGAGAGTCATATTTGATAATATAGGATATTGTAAATTTTTTAAATATGGTCAATATAAAAATATCACTAAACCAATCCGCGACTTTAAACAATTTTCAATTGATACATTTTAATTATGAACTTTGATCCATCATCAGAAATTGTGGGGGAGGAGACCACACATCTTTTTCTCTGTTATTGCACATTTATTAATCACCTTAAAGGTAAAAAATTATCCATTCAGAATGTTTTCGTTGCAACTCTCCAAGAAGAAAAGTTGAAAACGATTTTGAAAACAATTTTATCTCTTGACTCTGATCAAGAACTTGTTAAAGTGTTTCTTGATTATGATCCGACTATTTCGCGTAGTAAGTTCATCACGAAATACATTAACTCGGAACAGAAAAAGAAAAGAAAATGACGAAACCAGAAGATATCATTACCTTTGGTAAATACAAAGGTAAATCATTCGAAGAAATTTCTGATATTGAACCATTGTATATTCTGTGGTTGGATGAAAATGTTGATAGTGTTAAGTTACCTAAAAAATGGGTTGAACTGGTCGAATGGGATGTGAGGGATCAAGAAGAAATACTATTAGATGCTTGGTGTGATTGGTATGCGAGATATGACTGATTTTCAAAAAAGAATTTACAACTCCCACCTTGCGATTTCTCGTAAGATGCGCGATAAACCATTTCGGATTCGTAAGGATTTCTCTGATATGGATCAGACTAAAATTGATCAACTTGCCAGTCTGGAGAGATTTTTCAACAGCTATCAAAATGTAAAAATTGATGACTATTTTTCTGCTCCTTATGTGATTTTCGAGGATGATGACTACTTTGATTTGGATTTTTTCTTGACTTCCAAAGCAAAGAAAGTATACTCTCAATACATGAAGAAAATCGAGACGGATGATCCCGATTCGGAAACTTCTCTCAGACGATTAGTGGATAGTCTTAAATTTGTCAGAGACTTTTGTAAAGAAAAGGGCTTGACTTTGGAGAAATATCCGTTATATATTGAGAACGCTTTACCAAATATTATTGATCATTTGAAGAATCATCGTATAAATATGTATACGCTCCATGCTTTAGGTGTTTCAAAAATCGAGGTAGAGAGTCGTATTCTGGATTTTATTTTCTCAGACTTTTGGATTACGTTTCAAAAAACGAAAAACAAATTTTATCTGTCGAAAAAAATGAAGGAATTATCAAAACAAGCATTGACTAAAATACAAAATCAACTACAATAACTAAACAACAATATGGCAACAAAAACAAAAAGCAAATTCGGCGCAGCTATGTTCGATTCGATCAAAGCAGCATTAAACAAGAACAGTGAGTCATCTGGTGGACAATTCTCAAATATCATGAGTTTTCCCGCTGGTTATACTTACACTCTTCGATTGATTCCAAACGTGGAAGACCCTGAAAAGACTCTCTTCCATCATTGGGTACATGGTTGGAATAGTAAGGCGACTGGCTCTTACATGAGTTTCTTAGGTCTTCAAACATTTGGTGATCGTGATCCGATTTCTGAATTGCGTTGGAAGCTTTGGAAAGCATGGAAAGAAGTTAATCCAAAAGTGGAGAATAAAGAATATAAAGCTGAAATCACCCAAAAAGAACAATGGTTGGTGAATGTTTATGTGATTGATGATCCAGCTAAACCTGAAAACAATGGCACTGTCAAGATTCTTCGTATGGGTCCTCAACTCAAGAAGATTATTGATGATGCTACTGAAGGTGAGCGTTCCGATGAACTTGGTTGGGATATCTTTGATCCTACTAAAGGACACGATTTCAAAATCGTAGTTGAAAAGAAAGGTGATTACACTACATTCGAGCGTTCTTTCATCACCACTAAGTCCAAAACCGTTTTGGATGAGGAGGAAATTGATAAGATCTGTGAATCTCTTCATGATTTGGAAGCAATTTATTCTGTGAAAACTTATGATGAACTTCAAGAAGTTCTCAATGAACACTTCTTCGTTGGTGAAGAAAAAGAAGAGCGCAAACCCTTGGCTAAAGCTAAAAAAGAGGTGGTTGTGACTGAAGATGAGGATGAAGATGATGACATTCCCATGTTTCACGAAAAACCCAAAGCGGTAGCGACAACTAAAAAGAAAGTAGTCGATGATGATGAAGATATTGATGATCTTCTCGCTGGTTTAGACAACTAATCCTCAACCCACCCTCTCCATCAATCAGTGGAGAGGGTTTCCCCTTTAATAAATTATGAGTAATATTCCCGAAGAAATCGAAGCAATGGCATTTTTGATTGGTCAATCCAAACAGATGGATGATCTGTGGGTTGATAGACCTGACACATTAGTGACAGATACCTCAACATTGAAAAGAGGTATGAGTGATTATATCCAACAACAGAGACGGATACAACAACCGCAAGTCGCGTTACCAACACATCCTCTCCAATATCCACAAGTTCCACAACCACCCATTGTTCCAATTCCTAATTATGTCCCACCACAGGAATTACCCCAAGTCCAGCAAAAAGTGGATGACGGGCAATTGGAACTGAATTTCGAACCAACTAAAGTGGATGAAATTATTATTTTGTTGAAAGAAATTTCTACAAAATTGACAAAACAGAATAATATGCTAGAAAAGCATTATGCAAATAAATCTAAACAGAAAACCCTTTCAGAACCTGTTACTAAGCTTATCCCAAATAAGTGATACATGCGTTTTGGAGATGAAAGATGACGGCATACATGGAATTTCCTCTAGTGAGGACAACTCCATGTATGCTCATGCTTATCTCAAAGGTGATTTTGAGGAACAAAATCTAAATTTACCGTCTCTAAAGAAACTTTCCAAAGCACTTGATATGGTATCGTCTGATACTATCAAGTTAAAATTGAATGGTAATCATTTGGAGTATAAAGATAAGCAAATCAAATTCAAATATCATCTACATGAAGATGGTGTTATCACTAGACCTAAGTTGTCCTTGGAAAAGATTCGTAATTTTGAATACGGTATCGAATTCGAATTGGATTTTGATTTCCTTTCCAATATTCTCCAGAAATCTTCTATCACTAATACTAAAAAATTGTATATTTCCACAGAAGATGATCATCTGGTGTGGAAAGTTGGGGATGAAACTGTCCCTAATAGCGATTGTTTGAGCATCGTGGGAGATGATGTTGATTTTGAATTAAATTCTTTCATTTTGAAGATTGATAATTTGAAATTATTATCTAAAGTATCGAAGACTGGTAATCTATTTAAGATCAACTCTAAGTTAGGTGTTGGTTGTATCATCACGAAGAGTGGTGATTTTGAAATGGAATATATTTTTAGCTCATTGAAGAATTAATCATGGACGAAGATACAAAATTACAGATAGAAGATGCGAGAGCGACTATTCAAGCTCTCGATCATCAGCAACAGGAAATCTACAATAGTATCAAACATTTAGTCGATCCCGATATCGAGGATTATCTGTGGGACTATTGTTTTAATTGTGAATTCGGTAAAAAAACAGAATTCACCACAAGAATAAAAGAAATTATTTATGGCGATTAACGAAATTACAGGGAAAGTTATTAAAACATCACCACAGAATTCAGCATATTCTGATGGATGGGATAAAGTATTTGCTAAAAAATCAGCACACGAGTGGCTCAAAACCATGCCAGATGTCCGAATGATGGACCCTGATGGCTGGAGACAGAATGATGGTGTCGATATGGATACACCTATCAAATGGTCTGATTTTCAAAAACGTTTGAATATGTCAACAATTCTTTTTAAGAATCTCAATGTATAACTTATTCTTAGATGATGTTCGTAGACCCAAAGAAGCATTTCTTTATGGGGAAGGTAAAATGTTATGTGAATACTCTGGTGTTCCCAATGGTTGTTGGGAGATCGTGAGGAATTATGATGATTTCGTGAAAATTCTCAACGAAAAAGGACTACCGAGAGCAATTTCTTTTGATTGTGATTTGGCGAAAGAACATGTGCAACATTACATGTCAGAAAGTTTAATAACAGGTGTGTATGAGTGGGAAAATTTTCAAAATAAATGTGGTATCCACTGTGCAAAATATTTGAAATCTATATTGTCCGATAAAGATGATGTTAGAATATTCATTCACTCTGCTAATGAGTTAGGCAGGGGGATAATTAAAAATATACTATCGCAATGGATATTTTAATAATGGGGGACTAGTATCCATCCTTTATGAATACCCGATTTTGTTGGTTTATTATTCTTTCCTGCTCTTCTCAATACATTTGGATTAAAATTTTTATTTCGACAAAATTCGTTTATATCATGTGTTGAATACTCTTCACCAGTTAGAACATTTCTAATGATTCGTTTAGTGTTTTCAAATGCTTTTATATTATCTGTAAATTTCTTATATTTTCTATCCAATCTAATTGATTCGGTGGAATCTTTATACACCCATTTTAAAAAATTAAATGCGTCTTTGCATAACCCTATGTTATAAAGATTCACATATTTAGTTTGTGTTATTTTATGTGTTTGTATTCCGATGGATGAAAGATGATTTCGTATGAAACTTAAACATTCTAAAGTGCTTAAAAAGCTTACCCGATACTTACCATCTACTATGGTTAAATTACCATCTCCATCGTACAACCCTCTTATGAAATGAGAATAATAATCTTCTTTTATTTTCGGAAAATGAAAAATTTTAGATTTATATTCGTCTACACCATGATTTTTTATATATTGACAAAATTCTTTTGATGATATCTGTATGCTTATTTGTGTGTATGTCTTATCAGTGCGATTATCATAACGATCACGAATTCTAACTGGACTACCAGCACCGATAGCATTTTTAAATTTTGGTAATATATCTTCGTCTCTTACATAAAAACTTAATTTGTAACCATTTTTATGTATACAACCATCTGCCGTGATAAATCCTAACCAATATGCTTTTGCGGGACTATCAATATTTTCAAAATAATTCACGTTTAATGGTTGTTTTCTACGCGAAACGACCACTCCATTGGATTCTAAAATTTGTTTTATATTTTTCATACTTGTTTTGAATTGCGATCTAACTTCATATATTTTCCCACATTTTAGATACGCATCCACGACTTCTTTTTCCTTTTCAAATATTGACATAATAATAATTTGGTGTAAATATATTTAACTCCACAATCTAAAAAAATGATAAAAAGAATATTTATTGATTGCGACGAGACACTTATATTCGGGGATAGACAATTAAGAGAGAAAAAAGATTGTGATTTCACTATCGTATTGGAATACGGTGGTATTTACGATGTTAAAGTAAGACCTTCAGCGCACGATGTTATCAATTTAGCACGTAATTACGTTGGAATCGACAATGTTTATCTATTAACAATTGCCACTAGAGAATATGCAACAGAAATTTCTGTTCAAGCTAATTTCGGATTCACCTCCGATAATATAATCTCTAGAGAGGACATCAACGAAGCAAGATTTAATACGATGTATGGTGGATATCAATACGGAACGAATGTGAATCTGTCTCATTCTGATAATGTGTTAATCGACAATCTCCCAGTAAGAGAGAATGGACAAAAAATGATATACATCGGTATTAAACCAGATCGTTATCTGAACATCACGCCTTATTATGGATTCGATTTAAAAGATGATGATTTCTATTCATCAGTGGAAAATTTTCTCTTGCAAAAATCCAAATGACAGTAAATATTTCTATGAAGAATAATATCACCACGCAGGGTTATTTTGTTAAAAGATTGAGAGATTCTGGTTTTGTTGTTGTGAAAATGTTTGACCAATATGGTCAACACGATCCTCGTAAATGGACTGTGATGGTAGATCCGAGTAATACATCTGTCATCATTACTTGTTATCAAAATAAAGAATTCAAAGGTGATGTGTTATTTGAAATCAATGATGGTGGTAATCGATTTATTAAAAATTTTAATCTGAAAACCCAAAGTATGGAGATTATTATCACCACTTTGATTGAAAAAGGTATTGGTCAGATCGAAAACGATTCAGTCTATAAAAAAGACTAAATATTATTATGGAAAAGGGTGAAGAACCACCTGATGAGGTGTTTGTGGATGAAAAAGTTTTAGAAATCCTTCGTGAATCTTTGAAGCAAAAACTTAAAAAAGAAAGAAAGGGTAATAAAAATCATATTAAAAATGCTCTCAAAGCGACAATGCAAGAATTTTTAGCATGTGGTAAATTGTTTGGGTATGATTTAGACGGTAATATCGTCGAAATATCATTTCATAATAATAAATTAGAGGATAATGCCATGCAAAATCTTTTCGTTCAGAAATTCGGAGAATTCATGGCTGGAAGAATGAATATTCAAGATGATATTTGATTTATTAAAATCTAAAATCAAAAAAGGCGATGTCTATGCTGTGCAAGCGGGGGATTTCGTTGGTCAATTTTTTAATTATGTCACTAAAAGTGATGACTGTTATCATTTTCTTTCTACTCCTTTGATGGAGATACAGAAAGTCCCGAAAAAAGAATTTGACTTTGCAAAAGAACAAGGTATTATTGAATACGTTGAAACTCTTCCAAGAAATATCTTCAAAGTTATCCAAGCGGAATACGAACACCAATCAAAAAAGAATGGTGGTAATTCCAAGTGATTACGTAATTTCTAAATTTTACGAATACGGTTACAAAGTAAATCGTAGTGGTGATGTTTATAATTGCTGTTGTCCCATATGTAGAGAGGGTAAGAGTTGGGGGCGTAAAAAGAGATGTTTTTACATTCCAGAGAACGATAACATATTTTGCCATAACTGTGGCTGGTCATCCAAACCATACAAGTGGATTAAGGAAGTCTCGGGTATGTCTTTCAATCAAATTGTAGATGAAATTGAAAAAGGTAATTATGGGATGATAAATGTTATGGATTTAGAAGAAAAGGAAGAAAAACCTAAAATTATATCTTCTTTACCGCTCGATAGTATCAATTTATTCGATAAAAATCAGACAGATTATTATAAAAATAATAAAATTGTCCAAAAAGCATTAGATTATATCAAAGAAAGACGATTGGATAAAGCGGTAAATCGTCCTGATGCTTTTTATCTATCTCTAAAAGATGAGAAGCATGATAAGCGTTTGGTGATCCCGTTCAAAGACGAGTCGGGTAAGATTATTTATTACCAATCGAGAAAGATTTTAGATGATGAATCCTCAAGTTATCTGTCAAAAGACGGTGGAGATCGAAGTATTTTTGGAATCGAGAGAATTTCATCCGAGTTGGATAAAGTCTTCATCATAGAAGGTCCATTGGATGCCTGTTTTGTTAGGAATGGTCTTGGTCTTGGGGGTATTACTAAAGGTGAACAATTGTTTACTTTTAGTCAACAAGAACAAATAGACAGTTTGAACTTTTTTGAGAGGATTTGGGTGCTTGATAGCCAATGGATTGACAAAACTGCACGAGAAAAGACCCTGAAGCTCATTGAGATGGGAGAGAAAGTCTTTATTTGGCCTGAATATGACGGAAAACGCTTCAAAGACATAAATGCCGTATGTATGGCTTATGAAATGAATGAATACCCAACAGATTTAATTCTAAAGAACACCCATAAGGGTTTGGCAGCAACAGTGAAGATGAAATTGATAAAATAATATGAGTGAAATGGAAAAATATTTATTTGTAGGTGGAAAAGCGGATGGTCACATGATTATGTTGAATCGTAACCATCACCATCACCAAATTCCTTACCTAGATGCAGAATTTAGCGGTGAGTATCACGAACATACTCCAGTTAAAGCGGAATTGTATCGGAAAATTAAATGGGAGAGCGGAGACAGAGAAATATTTGAATTTTTCGCATTAGAGTCTCTTTCAAACTCTGAGGTTATGAGTATTATATTGAATAATTATAAACCAAAGCAAGAGGTTAGAGAAAATAAATTAATCAGTGAAATGAAATTTTTATTAAACGAGTGTATATCAATGTTGAATTTTGCTCATCCTTATATAACTATATGGTCAGATAGTAATATGATATCAAAACATATTTCAAAAATTCACAAGTTTCTAAATTTGAATAAAAACTAGAATATACTGAAATTATGATTGATTACAAAGAATTATTCGACTGGCTAGATGAAAATGCTAGCGAACTTGTATGTGAAACATGGGCTATCGCTGATACTGGTGAATACGACTCACAGTGGGTGGTCTATGAGGGATATGGTAAAGAACGAAAAGCCATGGGGTGGGGTTCTACGCCTGATAAAGCAATCCATGATGCAATGAAAGATTCCGAAGATCCGACGAAATATAATTACATTCCACCAGAATATAGATAATCTTACTGAGACTTCTTTGCAGTCAGAAACGCTTGCTGAAGAGCAGCAAGGTCAGAAGCAATTCGACCGATTTTAACTTGTTGGTTTTTCAGATTACCTAAAATAGACTCTGGATTTGCCGTGGCAAGGACACTTTGAATACTATTTGGCTGATCGCCGTTGAGATATCCAAGGAATTTGTCAATATTCGCAGACCATTTATCGATAACGCTAACCATTTGCTCATTTTGTCGAGCTACAGCATCACCAATTTCATCTACCGCATCTGGATCAGGTTCAACATCCACATCGTAATCATCCATGGATACATCATCATCCAGTGACATTTCAGCAGCATCACGCTCTAAAGTAGGATCGATATCGAGTTCAGGAGCTTCTTTGAGTAATTTGAGGAATTTAGCTTTGAATTTGTTCTGCATATCTTTATTTAGTGGAATTGGTGTTAAAAAACTAGAATATATTAGTAATTGTGAAAAAGAAAGACTTGATTAAAGCATTGGAAAAATTTGAAGATGATGACCGTATCATGATCGGTGATGGAGTATGGTCGTGGGTTCCTAAAATTACTAGAATATGTGGTGGGAGACAAAAATATATGCCATATTACTGTATCCGTGAGAAAGGACATGAAGGGGATTGTTATTGCGGGTGTAAGTATGTTGATTTTGAAGCTGAAACATACGATTAATTGTTAAATAATAACATGTCTGCTTCCAATTCTCCATATTCCACCGCTATTGCTTCAGGAGCCATCGATTTCGACTTTGAAAGTTCACTAAATCCGTCCCAACAAATGAGAAAATATAAAACGGATGAAAAATTGGCAGAAGCACCTCATACTTTACCGTTTGAGTTTGGAGATCTACCACAATCGTTGGCAAACATTGTAGATAATGCGTTCGCTGCGTCTTCCAAGTTGGAGAACATCATAAAAATGGAAAAATATCAGAAAAATGGTGATTTGATCAAGTTGAAAGGTAATCTGGAAAAAATGATCATGTATTTGATGGAAAATGGTGATAAAACTCTTGAAAAATACACCATAGGTAACGAATAAAAAACTAGATTACAATCAGGGTATGTTCGAGATACCCGATAAATCAGATTTAACACATATTAACACTTATGAACCACTGGTTCAATTGTTAATCCTTAAAGACATTTGTCATAAAATTTATATCAATCGCAATATTTCCATGTCTCAGGAGAATATTATTGACAATCTGGAGAAAATTGATATTCTCTTTAGAGATAGAGAAAATTTTAATTAATATGACCAAGAAAAAGAAAAATCGACAAAAATGGCTTACTGACAAGCTTAAAGGTGACTGGAAAGACAAGGATTATATCATTGAAATTGTTTTATTTGAGTCTCTAATTCATTATGTGGAAAAGGAAAATGATCTTATTTTCAACGAAAAAGTTTGGGCGGACGAGCTTGACAAAGGCCATATCGATCAAGATACGATTGATAAAATCAGAAAACGATATGAAGAGTTGAGACAAGCATATCTTTATTTGAAAAATGAACGTCCTGAGCTAGAACGTCAAGTTGATAATTGGGAAGGGGAGAACATTAAAGAATTTGATGCGTTGGAAAAATCTCTATCGTCTAAAGATACGGAGATTATGAACACAATTGTGAAGTATAGAGAATACATGTGGACATGAAAGCAAATTATAGGGGTTTTGAAATAGAATCGAAAAGTGAAAAATCTTTAGGTGGATGGAATGAAGTCTATTGGAGTGCTTATCGAACATCAGATGGTTATGAATTAGCTTGTGGATTCGGTGACGGCACTGTTCGAGAGATGTTTTCTTGTATGAAAACAATCGTAGATAGGTTTATTGATGAATATGATGAAAATGTAGAAGAATATGAAAAACATGAAGGATATTAGTATTGAAAATCACGAAGCATATAAAAATTGTGGAGGAAAGTTGATCTGTCAATTGATTGGTGGTTCGACTCTGTATGGATTGAATACACCAGAATCGGATGTCGATCATCGTGGTCTATTTGTAGCTAAAAATAAGCGATATTTGGCTAATCTGGACACGATTGAGTCTATTGTTCAGACTGGTGATATTGATTCCACTTATTACGAGATTACTCGTTACTTGAAATTGTTGAGAAAGAGTAATACTCAGGTGTTGGAGATTCTATTTGCACCCGATACAGCATTTACATACAAGCATCCAATTTTTGATGAAATCGTTGCACATGCTTATGACCTTATTGACACGAATACTCTCAAGAATTCGTTGAAAGGTTATGTATTCAGTGAAATTAAATTGGCAACTGGTCAAAGAAGTGGTCAATTGGGGGGTAAAAGGAAAAAAGCAGTGGAAACCTACGGATTCAGCCCGAAAAACTTTGTCCAAATCCTTCGATTGTGTAAGGTTGGTATCGAGTTCTTCACTACTGGTAAATACATGGTGAACGTCAAGGAATTTGATGAGAAGTATTGGGAGAAATTGATGGACTTAAAAACTAGCCCACAATACTACACCTGCGAGCAACTGGAACGAATGGTGAACGAAGAATTCGCCAAATTGGAAGGAGTAATGGAGTCATCTAATATCTCTTTCAAATTTAATCCAGATATTGCAGCAGATATCATTTTAAAAGTAAAAAATATATGAAATATAGGAAACAAATATTATTGGGAGTATTAGTATCAAGTGCTATTGCTTATGGTTTATCGAACAATCTACAAGAGTTTTCGCAAAGATTCGTATTGGCGGCTCTAGGATACGCTGTTGTGACCTATTGGGTTGATAATAGAACATCAAAAGATAAAAGAGTTGAGGAATTGGAAACACTCTTAGGTAAGAAACAAATTGACGAGAGAGTCGAGACACTTGAAAATATGCTACAGGAGTCCGATGCTGTTATCGTCGAACAGGAAGAAGTGATTCGCACGTATGAAAGTTTATTAGACGATGCTTCAGTAAAATTCCCATGTAACTGTGGTCAAAATATGTTTGATGGTATCTTCAAACCTATGGAAGAATTTGTAGTAGAGTGTGATTATTGTAATAATAAATATGGTGTCACTCTTAAATTAGATACCGTGTTGATCACAGAACCGATTGAAGATCTTAATATTGATAAATTAATTAAACAAAAAACAAACGAGTGATAACGATAAAAACTAAAAAAGGTGATGAAAAAATGACTCTGACTGAATTTGCTAGATGGGCATGTTTAGCAGAAGCTTTCATTTTCATCGAAGAGAAAGCTGAAGAATTGAATATCTCTTTGGATGGTCTTATGAAACCGATGGCATTGGAGAAATATATTGAAGAGAGATATCATGCCATGTTATCAGATGTTCGATATGAATATGATTTAGGGATTCTCGAATAATTTCGAGACTTCCTTTTCCATATCTTGTCTTTCTTTTAAAGTCAGGACTCTTGAAAAATGTTTATTCATTTCTTTAGTATCTAAACCTAATTCTTTGAATCCTATCAAATAATTACGGAAACGTTCTTTCAAACTGTTTGGATATGTTGCTGGATTTGGTCTACCGAAACGGTGCATCCACCTCAAAAACGGTAAACATAATGTTTTTTTACCGTTTTGACGATATTTTTCATGGATATAACCCTCTTCAACACCAAATCCCCTAAATTCTTTATTGAATCCTAACCAAGAGTCCTTTCTACAAGAGAATAAACCCATTCCTTGAGACGGAATTTCAAATGGTGGGTTGTCTTTTGATTCCCCTCGTTCATCTGTTTGCCATGTCCCCCACATGTAGCTACTCCAAGTATCATCAAAATGTGTTGAATAGCTTTTGAAATCGTCATATACAATAGGCCCCTGTAGTAAATTGCCTTCATCTAACCCATTATCATAAAATTCTATCAATTTTTTAATAGAATTTGGTTCTAAAAGAACATGGGAGTCGATACATAATACGTATGGAGTGTCTGCCAATTCAAAAACCTTATTTTTTACAGTAGTTGACTTATATTTGGTGAATGGGAGATATTGAAATGGTTCTTTTATCCAATCTGTTAGCTCTCTAACGGCTTTACCATGTTCCGATGATGGATTATTGTCAATTATTACGAACTCGATATCATCCAATACTTCGCTATGATACATTCTTATTGATTGTATGGTGAAATACAGTCCATCGAAATCATCATGGGTTGCCATGCCGATTGTTAATTTTCTCATGGTAATAATTATCAGAATCCTAATATATTACAACTCTTCGGTGGACATTTCACTGTGGTGAAGTCTGGAATATTAGTAGTTGTCGATGTTCTGATAATTGTAGTAGTCGTCGTAGTATTTATCCCAAAATTTAATGACCCTGATAACGATGCGGGTGGTCTAGGCATAACGAAAACGATAGTTGATGTTCTTACAGTAGTAAAATTTGGTAAAGAAGGTGGTTCGGGGACGATAGTTGTCGTCGGAGTTGGAGTGGAAGACGATGATGACGATGATGATGATGATGATGATGACATATCAACAACGTTGATATATAAATAGATATCGAAGTAATCTAAAGGATCAATATCACTCGTTAATGTTAATGTACCGTTATTAAAAGTTTCTACTTGAAATATTGGACTAATGTAAGATCTTGTTTCCGATGCAAAAATTATCGATATTTGATAATTACCATCTCCAAAATCTGTTAAATTGAATGTTTCTATCACTTGATTAAATTCATCAAGTGTTTGACTTTGATAATAATTCTCAATTCCGATAGTATTGATTAATACTAATCCTGGAAAAAGATTACTCAGTGTATTTACTAGAGGATTACTACCAGTATATGATATTACCCCTAAAGATACTGTCCTACCAGAGAAATCTATCATAATTACACGTTAATATAATTTACATCAGATACGATATAAAAACTATTTGGATCTCTACTTGTTGATAAAGAAGCCCAAGTAGTCTTATTAACTCTGACAACATTTTCTATTTGATTACCAATCACGGATTTGGTTGTATCTGAAGTGACACCCTTACTAGCTACTGCTTCCCAATCACTTAAAACTGAACCACTGTTTGTTTTCAGCCTGTATAACACGTTATTATCAATATTGAAAGCGAAATCACCAATTTCAGCGGGAGCCAATGTTGTGATGTTTGAAACACTACCTAAAAATTTATTACCTGTCAAAATTCCACCAGAAGTTCCACCATCACCAACGAATAAACGTTTAGTATCAGTCGTGAAACCTGGTTCTCCAGAATTTAATACGATATTTTTTCTATCATTATCAGTTCCTTGACGAAAGAGGATTTTCAGTAAAGTGTTATTGGATATCTCTATGCTCATAATTAGTATGCGAAAATTGGGATTGCGAATCTACCGACACGATCACCTGTTTTAGTGGTTGTATCTCCTTCAAAAGTTAAAAATCCAGCAGAAGACAATCTAATTCTGGTAGTAGAAATTCCGTTCGATGATATAGCTTCAAATTGTGTGATTCTAAGGTTAGGTATAGCACCGCTCAAAGTGTGGGCAGGTGTTCCACCAAATATTGAAGATAACGAGTTAGCACCAAAACCAACGGCTGACAACCCAGTTAAAGAACTGAAAATTGAACCTTGGATTGCTCTCCTATCTCTGATTTGTGTCCAAGAATTAATATTTGTATTTGGTGTGGCGGTTAATTGATAAAATGTTCCGTCCAAGCTAGCTATGTCACCAATATTTGCACTGGACAATAGTAATAATGTTGTAACAGATTGTTGGGGTAAAAATATTTTATTAATAGCACCATAATTTAGATTCAATACGCCAGTATCGAACAAGAATTGATTCGGATTTACACGTAATGTGATTTTATTACTATTACCACCACTAAGACCATTACCAAAAGATGATGATAAGATCTCTCTTTCAGTTAAAGAATTAGCATTCGGTGTGAATAATCCACTTGAAAGACCGAAATAATTTGTATTATAATTGACTTGTAATTGATTATTTCTAATAACTAATCCATTTGAAACTGTATTAGGATTGATTTTGGATGCCGATACCGAACTCATACCAATAGTAAGAGACGAATTTTGATCGTAAACAATATCAGTGGCAACTCTAGTAGCAATTCTACCCCAATTGTTGATATTAGTATGAGGTGTTGCTGTTAATTGATACCAAATATTATTAACTGGAACAATATCACCAACTTCAGCGAATGTGGATGATAAACTATTAACAATTGATAGGGGGGTGTTGATTTTATTGGTAGCTGGAACCCCTCCTAAAGTCACGCCATTGCCAACATATAATCTTTGAGTATCTGTTGTAAATGCGATTTCTCCTTGATCCAAACGCACCAACAATCGCTGTGCATTAGTACCTCTACGAATTTTTATTTTTGAGATTAAAATTTGTGACATATTTTTAATTATCCAATTCTTCTCCAGACGTAAATACCGTAACTAGGTGGAATATTAGTATGGGAATTACTACCCCCAACGTTTGATGTAAAACCTTGCGATGAATTAGCTGTCATATCATCGATATCTATAGATCTTGTAGCGTTTCCAGGAGTGTCTTGCCTACTTATACCATATACACTACCATTAGCTTGATTATCAGCAGATGTTTTAGCGTAAACACCATTTAAATGATTATGTGTTGGGATTTGGTCTGTCGTTAGTTTAACTGAATATACTCCCCTAATATCATTACCAGAGATAAAAGCGACAGATTCTGAATTAACATCTACCCCCGTCCCAACACCTACTAAAAATCTTCCTTGAGAAATCTGTTCCCATGAAGTTCCAGTGAATCTAGATTGTGGATTCGTATCATCGAAACTCAGATATACCGAATTTACTGGATAGAGATAATCAATGATAGTATTGAACCCTTCAACTGTTAATTTTTCAGTGGAAAGTGTTCCTGAAACATGAACACCATCTTTACCAACGTTTAATGCTGTTTTATTACCCAATCCGTCAAATACTGGAACTTTATTTGAAGAATCTACTGGGGTATTGGAAGTATGGAGCATACCTTTGTATGAATCCGAAATGAATTGGTCTGTAAGATCTGGAAGTGCCATGTTATTATTTATTCATTAGTGATCAAATTAGCAATCAATTTTTCTTGTATTTCAACTATTAGAGAAAATATCCTTTGCATGGTGACAGTATTAACACTCTCATTACCATTAATTCTTAAATTATTCAAATCAAATTCGATTTGATTGATTCTGTTTAACAAAACATCATCATTTTTTATGATGTAGCAATTAGTAGCTTTGGTGTAAAGTGTCAACATATCTTTAGTTATATTGAAAAGTTCTTTATTGAACAGAATACCAAACGAATCGTTGCTACATTTTAACCCATTGTAGTATTTTGACATACTCTTATCAATAGCTGAATAGAAAGTATCTTGAATATCGTGTTTCAGTGCATACAATCTACCTGAATTGTGTAACAAATTATAATTTTTAACCCCTTTTGATATTTCTTTGAAATTTATATTCGTGAATAAATTAGAATCCTCCACATTCCATTTGATCGTATTAGTATTTATTTTTATAAATGCTTCCCCAAATTTCAATCTAGGTGGATATTTCAAACCAAATTCTCTAAAAGATGCTGCTGTATTAGTGGGGTTAGATATGAATCTGGATTCTACTTTATTTCTTGTTGATAAAAAGATAATATTTGAATCAAATGATGAAAATTTTAATGTGTAAACATCAGACTGTTTAACATTGTTTATCGGATAATTGACTATAGTGTTATCAACATCATTTGGATCGAAAAAACACATTTGATAATTACCGACATTCCCATGTAAAATACCAACCAAATCGTCAACATCCCTGATATCAATGGAAATAACATTAGCTATATTATAGCTGGATAATTTAAAATTGACTAAAGGTTCAGTCTCATTCTTTTTAAACAAAGTTAAAACGTTACTTTCTAAAGTAGTTCTCATTTTGTCGCCAAATTTCATGAAATCTGTCTCATTTTCATTTTGATTGTAGTATTTGGTATTATAAACACCTTTGGTTTTTGAAAATTCTCGTTTCAAATTCCATTTCAATCCGATAGTATCCACCGATTTAATTTGAATTGTGTCTGATATTACAAAATTATCACATTCGATAAAATTCAATCCTTCATAAATGTATATCAAATCATTGATCGTCACATAAATTTTGTTATCAAATTCATCGTAATATATATCGTATACTTCTCTACCGAAACCTAAAGGCGTTATTTCATATATCAATTCGTCAGTATTATCAAATGAACCTTTAACTATGATCAAATCGTTACCTGTTGAACATAGATATTTGAACGATTGGTCAGATTTAACCACGAAATCACCATATTTAATTTCTCCTAAAAATGCCCATTTCTCCGAATTTTGAAATCGCTCAACACCGATTGAAACTTGTTTCCCAGTCATCACATCGGTTGTTTTTTCATCTAATTCACTGGATGATATTGCGTAGTAATGGCAATTATTTTCGTCGAAATCGACAATCTGCGGGTTCTGTAATATCAGAGATTTGAAAACGACCAAATTGTTTCTATTTATGATTTGGAAAATCTTATCCAACTCGGTTTTATTCAAAACATCGAATGAATTTGAGAAATAAGGCTGAACACCTTCAATTTTTTCAAATTGATTGTCGAATTCTAAATTGTTTAGATAAAATTCTGATATGAAATTTTGCTTCGGTGTTAAAATTTCAGATTTCCCCGTTTGATATTGCTTACCAGTATAAGGATTACCATCAGAAATCGTGAAAAAACCCTGATAATCTATCCCATTCAGCGTGAATGCTTCTCCAGCAGTGTATTTATAATAAGAAATCATTTGAAGTAGATGATATTATTTAATTCGGTAGTTACTGGTGTGAAGTCATCACATGTTTTCTGAATTATTCGCTCCAAATCCGATTTAATACTTTCGGGTAAGGTCGTATTTCTGATTAATATGTTGATATGATTAGATTTGAATGATTGGTTATTACAAATAGACTGTAGTAAATCAATTTCATCATCATTATTTCTCTGACCACACGGAAGTGTTATCTCAATTTTGTCAACTCTTGCATTATCATTGACAAATGGTAATATCAGAGATTCATTGAAGGTTGTGGATTTCAAATATAATGAAAAATTGTTCTCATTATTAAAATTCGCAATAAAATTACCGAACAACACTTTCTTACCAAAAAATTGATACTTGTCGAAATTAATATTCAACACAATCTTCCCATTCAGATTCGCATAAGCGATTCCTTTCATAACATTTATTGAAAAAACGATATGATTATCCTTCAGAACTTTTATCGGTTGAATAGTATTGAATTTGTTGTATGTATTATCACTTGGATCAAACGATATATAAGTTAATTCCACGAAATTACCATTTTTAATGATTTCTAGTCCAGCTTCTATATTGTTTCTATTACTTTTGAAAATCCAATTGCTATAATCACCCTTAAAGTTTAATAATAAAGTGAATTCTCCTGCATCATTTATCTTTTCGAAATAATTTAGATTGTCTTCATCACATAAATCAATTCTATCATCGGTAAGGATTGGATCAAAATCACCAATTCTTTCATAAACAAATTTATCATTTGGTTCAATAACAAAATCACTTTTCTTATCAAAAACTTGGAAAGCTGATAAGCTATCCCTGATAAAAGCATCATTTTTCACTAGATTTTCGACCAAATCTTCATATGTCGGATTGAAAGTGGCTTTGAGTTTTAGTGCTTGTTCTTTTTCGATGAAATCAGGATAGTAATAACGATCAACCCAAATCTTTTCATCGCCTAATGGTGAACCCGATAACCAAGTGCATAGATAAACCTGACCATCACTGTAAAGATTATCATCATCAAGCTTATAAACTTTGTCAGAGTAAATTGGGGTGTCGAATGAGAACGCACCACATTCTACAAATTTAGTATCGTTGATATTTATTTTTAGAAAAGGGGCGAGACTAGAAGGTGCTTTCAAGTAATTCTTACCACTTTTTATCACATAAGATTTATTGTAAAAGACATAATTCAACGTCAATTCTTCGTCTTTTTCTTTAGTAATATCGTTGAAAATAGACGTGTAATCTCTCATTTTATCTATAAAGAACGGAGAACCTGATGTTGATAATAGATTGTTACCAGATGTAAATGTATCATCCTGTGTTAATTGATTTTTCAACACCAACAATTCCACCTCATCATTTTCACTATGTATCAGATAATTATTTTCGATATTTTTCTCTATCAAATTGTTTGGTATAGTATTATCAGTATCGTATCCAACAATACTGAAATTTGCCATGTCTTCCACTTTCGAATAAAGTGGTCTATCAATATAGATAGTATTAGTCACTGCCAACACCTTATTAAATTCTGAAAATGGTGTTAAATTCAATGAAGTACCGCTTTTCGTCAGCATTTTACAAGTGGAATTACTATTCTCGAAAAGAGAAATGCTATTATTCGTCGCTGAATAAATGTAATTGAATACAATCGGTGATATACCAATTTTATTTCCGAAAAATGAAATTCTATTATTATCTATCCCTAAATAATACTTTTTGTATTGATATAAGAAGTAGATCTTACAGGTGTTATCTTGTCCTATTTCTATGATGAAATTGGAAGCACTGTTTTTATCTGTCGTGAACCCATAATCACCATATTGATCGTATTTCGAATATTCCTCATTTTCTGTAAAGCGTAACACACCGAAATCTCTAGGTGAAAATGTTAAAAAAGATCCACCGAAATTCAATGTTGTTAAAATATCATCAGATTTGATTGGATTTGTTTCTGAGGATACTATGTCTGTTAATTTGAAATTTTTAGTGAGATAAAAAGAACTGTAATTTTTGAATTTTACATCCCTAACATCGGCAAATGCATCATAAAAATTAAAAGAAAATCCGCCATCATAATATCTTTGATACTTATTCAAAGTATTGATGTTGGAAGAATACGTTCTAGGGGAACAAGAAGATAATTTATTTACTGAAACATCCACTTTATTATTTAATCCGATGGTGTCTCAACCTCAATCACATACCCATCTCTTTTTGTCAATAATTGATGAATTTTTTTATTCGAGTTGTAAATGGTGTTCACCAGATAAACATCTTCAATAGTTGAATTGTAATCACCATTTTGTATCAATATTGGAATATTGAAAGTAGATACATTATCATCACAATATTTCATCTTACACACAGCGGTTAATCTCTTAGTTAGAGAAGTCCCACTTGGATAATATGTGTTACTATGTATTTTATAAAAAAATGATGTGTATCTATTCAAAGTTATGAAGTTATTTTTGTAACTATCATCTGAAAAGATATCATTCTCTTCAAAAGTGGATTTACCATCACCCCATTGTATATTGAGATACAGAGGCAATGTTACTTCAGAAACACTTGATAAATTTACATACAATGTTGTGGTATCAATAACCGATAATTCGCGTAAGGTGGTAGTGAAATTCGATGAGTTGGAAGATAATGTGATGTATGCGGTGTTCATTTTTGATCGTATTGGTTTAATTTTAACAATTTGAACGGATTGTTTCTATATTCGATATCAACAATACTGAATTGTTTCGAATCGTCCTTCAATAAGAAGGATATATTGAAAATATCTTTTCTATGATTATATGATAATTTCGGTGTATCAATGTATGTGAAATCGATGTTGCCGACACTAATATCTGAAATATCACCAGTGTAAGTTGATATTCTATATTTTTCTAAATCCATCTCGTAAATTGTCGGAGATATTCTGATATTATTTGCGGATATAGGATCAATTTGATTCAAAATTGAGAAATATATAAAGTTATCTTTCTTGTAAGTATTCGTTATTTTGTTAAAAGGTGTTTTATTGAAACTGAAATTGAAAGTTTGTTTAGAAGGTATGTTGAAAACACCGTCTTCAAACTCAATAGGAGCGAATACTATGTTATTTTCAGTCTTGATGATCATCAAATCTTCATTCAAATCGAACGATTCCACTGCGCTCAGGCATTCAGCGTATGCCGACAGTGGTAATACACCTGACAAGTAACTCATTTCGTTTTCAATTTTAGAAACCTTCATTGTATAGGAGTTTCTGACATACAATCCACCCTTCAACGTCAATCTATCATAAAGATTATTGGTCGGAGATGCTGATAAGATGTATTCACTATTGTTGAAAACAGTATCATCATATCTTATGACAGGTATAGACGGTAATAAATCTTCATAATCGCTGTAGAAAAATTGCCCATCCACCATAAACGATGATAAACCGTTGGGTAATAAATTTAGATTCAAATTAGCAGTTAAAGAAGGGAACAACGGGTCTAATAAAGCTCTTTGCGGTTTAGTTAGATTATTCACACCACCTTCCACTAAAGTAGAATAGTAATATGATCCCGAATACTCGAAAGCACTCAAATCAGACGAAACAGTATCAATATAAGGAGTATTCCCATTAGCAAAAAATGCACCATCAAAGGTTTGAAAGTCGGGTAGATATTCACCAGAATAGTAAAAATAATCATCTGTGAAATTTCCACCGAATACTTGATAATATTGATTTATGAAACTGAAATTACTAGTGTAAGAACTCAAACCAGATCTAACAGTGCTTTCATAAGTGGTATTATCGTAAGTGGAATAATTGAAATTATACCCCTCATCATATAGAAAATCATAAAAAGTATGTCCGTTTAAAATTTGGTAATATCGAATCGGTGTATTGTTATTGATTATGGTTTTAGTGAAACTTCCATCATTTTTAAACAATCCGAATAAATTATTGTAGATGTCCGACTTAGAATCTTGGATATATCCAGATGAAAACACATCTTCGAGATATTTGGCAACTCTAGGTTCTATTCTAGAAGTATAACCATAGTATTTTGTATCATCTTTTTTACTCCATGGGATATTTTTGGATTTACCAGATGTGAAATTCCTTCTAACATAATCATCGTTGTTGACAAATGTTAAAATTTCACCATTATTTCCCCTAATATTTGGATCTGGAAAATAATATATAGTATTGGGTTCGACATTCTCTAGATTATAAGAAAATGTTGATATTTCTCCGTCGATATTGATAATCGAGGTTTTATGTGGTCTAAAATAACCAATTTCTTCTGGTGTGAGTAGAATTTTTCTATCTGTGGATGCAGTAGTTGGATTATCAATATTGAAAAAGTTTCTCGATGGATTATCTGCTGTGAATAAAATACCCGAAATAAAATCCGTAACCGTTGAGCCAGTCAAAAGAAAATAGTAATCACTTCCAATGTATTTTTTGGTCAATTTTCTCTTATTTTCCAATAAATCATCTATTTCTTTTAACTCCAACTGCTCTGTTGTGAAATCCGTAAAATCTTGTGCGATGATATCGGAATTATCTCTGAGGAATAGATTCAATTCATAATCCAAATCTTTATTATCATATATTCTCTCATTTGCCTCTTGGTTGAAGTATGATGGATACCCATCATACAATTCTTCAACTTCGATACTCAAATCTTGTTTAACATTATCAATATTGAAAGAATAATTACCATCTGGTAAACTTTCCAAGTAATTTATGATATTCTTCCTAATTTCAGATTTTAACAAATCTGAGGTCCCTATCATTTTTTTCTTTATTACTTGATATTTCAGTTCTTCTCTTTTTTGATTGTAGAAATTGGTGATTTCTATCAATTTTCTACTGTAAAATGGAATCACTAACTCCAAATCCAAAGGATCATTGAAATCGATCTGTGATAAGAATCTTTTTTCTTCATCATCTGTAAAATTCAAAGAAACATCTTTGATGAAATTCCTACAATTTTCGATGATAGTCTTATCACTATCTTCAGCATTCACATCTTTTATCTGATTCCAATTTCTCAGATATTCGATATAGTAATTTTGACTGACTTCTGCCGATATGATATTATCAATATTTTTGATAAAATCTAAAAAAGAGAGGGGTTCTCTAACATCCAATGCGTAACGAACATCCACATCAGGATTCGTTATCGATTTAGATATCTTGAAGTTCAAATTACCAGCCATTTTTATTATTTAACCAATGAAAGCGATTGATAAAGAGTATCTCTAAATAAAACATCTATCAAGAATCTTCGATATTCGGGAACTTCATCTAATATCACATTTTCATTATCAAGCATGTTGAAAAAAATTTCACTATTGTCTAAAATACTGTTACCATAAAGAGTATTGTCGAAAACATTATTATATTCAAAAAATAGGTAAAATTTCTTGATATCGTTGTAACTATATTCCGAAGGAAGAACCAGACCCCATCCCCAATTCTCGTTATAATCAGATAATTTGTAATAATTCGTATTAGTATCCTCTACAGGTTGTAGAGTGTTCAAGAAAACATATTCATTGCTGAATTTCTCCAAAGCTACAATTGGAATACCTGCCGATATCACATATGTGTCGGTATTAATCTGATTTCCTAAATTAATACCGTATGTTTCTCTAGTCGAATAACCTTTTAGGTCGAAATTCTGATTGAATTTGTTCTTGAATCCAAGTAATTTATTATCAGACAAAGATGCGATATCCATTATCCGTTTAATTTTTGATGGATAAGTGGCAATCAACGAATCGTAGATGTTATCAGGCGTTACCCCCATCATTTTCATCTGTGATATGAGAGATGTCAGTTCATCCCTATCAACATCTTGAGTGTTTTCCACGAAATTTGTTATTTTTTCATATATCTTCTTACCCAGTGTATCATAAGATGAATCAATATTACCAAATATTGAACCTATGAAATCATCAAACAACACTTCTTTATCGAATAAAAATTCTTGGAATCTTAAACCTTTGAACATTTCAGTCGCATCGAAATCTTCATTTTTTTTAGTTATTGTGATGAAATCTTGAGGATATACATCAAAAACGGAAGATACCCCTTCAATGTTAAAAACAGAACCGTTTATAGAAGATACTGATCCACTAATTGTTATTTCAACATCATTTATTTTGTAACCATTTCTAAATATGATAGATTTTCTCGTAGAACCATCGAAATCTTCAATGTTTCTCACGGTGTAATACATGGGAGGAACCACCGCATTAGACGACAACACTACAAAATTGAAATTTGTGGAAGATAATGAGCGAATATTCTTCACTGTGTAGTCTTCAGAATCCTTGACCTTTATTACAAAAGGGATTTCAACATTGTTGAATTTCGTATCATCAAGTTCAAAAGAATTTGATGGGTAGAATTCACCATCGATACCATTTGAGGTGATCGAAAATCTGTCAATCTCATTATTTACTACTATATTTGCTGATAATTCTATGGCTAAATTGTTATTGTAAATCTCATTATTTCTTTTATCGAAAAAGAATTTCAATCTGACCTTATCGACAGTATCATTTTTGAAATACACCTTACTTGTTCCAGATAATCCAACGTAGAAAGAATCTTCGTCAGTCGAATTTGCTATAACTATCGAATTATTTCGAATTTTAGCGTAAATGGGAGTCGTATCTATTACAATTTTATCACTCGCTACAAATTCATCTGAAGATTTTTTGTAATTGAATTTTTTATTGTAAATAGAGTAATTGTTCCTCAAGTGGATGAACTTATCTTTCTCATCTTGGAAGAAATATTGACTATCACTACCATACACACGATAATAAATATCACTCTTCTCCACATTTGATGGATAAAAAGCATTGAAAATGATAGGTCCTTCAATTTTACCAGCTTTCCATGTGATACTGTTATTGTAAGTCGGATTTTCAAAATTCACATTGAATGTGAATGGTAAAAAATCTTTAATATCAACAATTTTCGATGTTCTCGATACGATAGCATTTGAAAAACAATCATAAATTGTCAAATTTGTCACATATCTACCAGGCTTCTCATAGTATTTTTTAGCTGTCAGAGCGGTTGAATAAGTATCATCTCCGAAATCCCATAATGTTCTAATATAAAAGAAATTCTCAACATTAGGAATAAATGTTAAAGGTGTTTCTTTCAAAGCATAAGAACTTAAAGACGGCTGATTCTTGAAGTCTATGATGGAGTATTCTAAATCTGCTAAATTACTCATCGGATATGATTATTTTCTGATAAATTGATTGAGGGTTGTAAAAATAAGGGAATTTGAAAAACGGTAAATTCGTAGTCTGATTAACAATCGAATCATCGGCGTTTTCATAGATAGGATTCCAAGATACAAATGATATACCATTGAAAATTTCGTTATTATCATTCACTGTTCTGATTCCAGTGACACCTTCTAAAGATAAAATTTCTGATGTTAGCTTGGAAATGTCCAATTTTTGACCTAATTTGTTATTAGAATTGTCAAAGAAATTTAGAATGACTTCCCCAACTTTCTTTTTCAAATTTTCCGAATTAACTCTAAAATTATTCGTTCTGATAATTTGTAATTTACTAATATCTGAAATATCTTTTGAAGCTTGTGATGTTGTGAACCCGATATCAAAAGCCATGTAAACAGGATCTCTGGGGACAACTTCATGACTAATGATTTTTCTCTTGGAAGTTTTTTCGACAATCAAGTTTTTCAATGCGTTTGATAAAAATGGTGGATAAGCACCATCTTCAGTTAATTTGAATTTCGGAACACAGAACACATTGATGTTATTAAAATCACAAGAATCTGCAAAATTGACTTGATTGATAATAACTCTGTTTGTTTTATTGGGATCGACGCATATCTTGTAGAAGTAATCAATATATTCGTTTATAAATTGTTTGTTTCCGACCGTTTTCACAGAAGTTACAACATTTGCCATCTCTTTATTCAAAAAGGCGTTATCATAGTCTTCCTCCGTTACCAATTTTAACTGAGAATTGAGATATTTAGGGACATTTTCTTTAATCTGGTCAACACTTTCAGCATTCGAAATTGCTGTGGAATTTTCAGTGTTGGTGAATGTTAGATAGGAGTTATTGGATAGATTGATGATGTTTTCCGATAAAATACTGCTCGTATCATTGTAAATTTGGTTGAATTTTGAACTATTGTAATTAAAAATTTTATTACCGTTGATGGTGTTCTTACTGATTAGTCCTTTAGTATTATCACTCAGAATATAATAGATAGCTACCTCATCACCACTTTTCAATTTTCTACCGAAAATATCATTTCCAAATTTTACTTCGTAAAAACCATCATCATTGAGACGAACACTGTAATATCTATCACTATCATTCGCCAAAAAGATATTATCCAATTCTCTGTATTGATACCATTTCCCATCATCTACCTCTTTTACATACACGCTGATAGTGCCATCAGCGATGAATCTGGTATCGTTATTATCCACTCTATTTACAACGACGATGGGAAGAGTTTCGAATTCAACACCAGTAGCGAAATAGGATGGATATTCACCAATATTACCTTGATAAAGTATCAAATTATTTTTAATACTTTCAATATCTTGATCACCCGTGATCGTTTTTTCAAAAGTAAAATCATCTACTAATGTGTATTGAATTTTATCAACTAAAAAATAGCTATATTTTCTTAAAGTGTAGCTCCCCACAGGTAAAGATGCTCCTGCAATACAAGAAACAGGTACCAGAGATGTTTGTTTTCCAGTGGGTTTATAACCAATTAGATTTACAATTTTGTTAATATTTTCATATAAAGTAGCTTGGGAAAACATACTTTCCGAAGCAGTCTGATTCAAATAAAACAGAAGAACGTGATAACTATATGCGATAATATCAATGAAAGATGATATGTTACTACCTTCGTAGTTTTGATCTGTAAATTTGGAATTTTCATTCAATCTTTGGATGATGAAATCTTTCAAAGAGACAGCATCAAAATTGATGTAAGCGTTTTTCGGTAAATTATATTCCAGAGATTCTTTCATTTTAATTATTTAGAGTATCGAATACCCGTTTGTGTTTAATTTCGACTTAATAGACAAGTCAGTAATATTCAAACTGGGGACATTTATCTGTAAATAGATTTCATATTCATTATTATCTGGTTCAGCCAAAATTCTTAAATCTTTAATAGATATTCTTGGTTCCATTTTTGGAAGCTTGTTGATAATATCATCTTTGATTACTTCGGCTGTATATTTGTTGATAGGTTCGAATAAAAAACGCCTCAAATCAATACCGAAAGTAGGATTTAATATTTTTTGCCCTGGTGATGTGGTGAAACAATTGGCGATACTATTTTTTATCGACTCAATATCGAAAATAGCTTGAACATCTTTCAATTTTTCCTTTCTGTTTAATTGATTATTGAAAAAGTATTGAGGTTCTAAATCAAAATTGATATCCTTGTAAAGATAACCGTTTTCAGTGGATTTTTGATCCATTTCACTTTTTTTAAGAGATGTTATCTTTATGCTCATACAATTATTTAGGTAAATGTTAAATAATAACATGCCAAAGATTTCTCAATATGTTCCTGCGTCAACACCATTATCTGGTGGTGAAGTCATTATTCTCAATCAAAACGGGACCACATTCAACACCACTCTTAACACGGTTAAAGATTATATGGGTCCAAATGGATCTGATGTTTCAACTTTATCAGCTAATTGGGAAAATACCTCAACAACTTTTAGAGCGAATTCGGCTAATTGGGAAAATACCACGACAACTTTTAGAGCGAATTCGGCTAATTTTGCTAGAATTGACCAACCTAATACATTTTCTTGTGATCAAATTTTTTCAAGTGGTAATATTTTTTTAGGAGGTGGATTACCATCAGTGGCAATTAGAAATCGAGGAAATTGTGGAGTCACAATTGGTTATGACGTTGGCGTTCCTTCTAATAATACATTTTTAGTTGGTAATTGTGCTGGTAATTTGGCTACAAATGCGTGTCACTCTAATTTTTTAGGTAATAATAGTGGTAATTCTGCCACAAACGCTTTCTTTTCTAATTTCTCAGGTTGTAATGCTGGTCTTTCAGCCACAAATGCTAATAACTCTAATTTCTTAGGTCGAAATGCTGGTCGCCTTGCTACAAATGCGTGTCATTCTAATTTCTCGGGTTGTAATACTGGGTGTAATGCTAGAAATGCTAGCTTTTCCAATTTCTTTGGTTATAATGCTGGATGTAACGCTACAAACGCCAGCAGTTCTAATTTCTTAGGTTCTAGTTCTGGTCGAAATTCTACAAATGCTCGTAATTCTAATTTTTTAGGTGCTGGCACTGGTAGAAACGCCATAAATGCTTGTTTTTCCAATTTCATAGGTAATTATTCTGGTTATGGTGCTACAAATGCTTTTTCTTCTAACTTCTTAGGTGGTAATTCTGGTTATTATGCTAATAACTCATCATATTCAAATTTCTTAGGTTATAACACTGGTAGGAGTGCTACAAATGCATGTCATTCTAATTTCTTGGGATTGTATTCTGGTTGTGCTGCTGCAAATGCTTCCTTTTCTAACTTCTTAGGTAGATGCTCTGGTCGTTCTGCGACAAATGCTAACAACTCCAATTTTTTTGGTAGATACGCTGGTTTTATATCCACAAATGCGTGTCATTCTAATTTCTCAGGTTATAATGCTGGTCGAAGTGCTGCAAATGCTAATAACTCTAATTTCTTGGGTTCTAATGCTGGATGTAATGCCACGAGTGCTAATAATTCTAATTTTTTAGGTAATGGTGCTGGTCAAAATTCTACAAATGCTTGTTTTTCTAATTTCTTAGGTAATAGTGCTGGGCGAAATTCTGCGTGTGCGGTCAATTCCAATTTCTTAGGTAATAATGCTGGTTTTAGTGCTGCAAGTGCTAATAACTCTAATTTCTTAGATATCGGAAGAGCACACGTCTGAACTCCAATCACATCACGATCTCGTATGCCGTCTT